GCGCCTACTGGTTGAGGCTCGTGTCGCGGAGGATCGCCTGGATCAGGTACTCCAGGTGCTGGATCACCTCGCCGCGCTTCAGCGCCCGCGTGCCCGTGCCCGAGAGCCCATCCGTGATGGCGGTCGCGGTCTGGTCGATGCGGACCTCCACCGCACCCGCACCGCCCGTGGGCGCGGCGGCGCCGATGGTGACCGCCTCGAGGCCCTGCCCCGTGGCGGACTCCTGCAGGATGACCTGGTAGCTGACGCTGGCCACGGCTTACCGGACGAAGCTGTACTGGAGCGTGATGTTGCCGTTCGCCGTCGGCGCCGTGGTCGCGGTGAGCACCAGGTGGAACACGTACTCGGGATCCGAGTCGAGGTTCAGGAGCTCCCACACGCGCTTGTTGGCGTTGATCGCCGCATTGGCACCGTTCAGGACGGTGGGCGCGTAGATGCTCTTGTAGACCGTGTTCGCCACGGCCGTCGAGATGCCGGTCCCGAAGATCACGTTGGCGTTGGTGACGCTGACCGCGCCGGCAGCGGTCGTGGTCGAGACGCCAGCGGTGACGGTCGTGCAGGCCTGCTGGTCGTTGTTGTAGACGCCGCACTGCCAGACGCCCGCCGTGGTGGCGTCGTTCATCAGCTGAATGTCCTGCACGCGCACGCCCGAGGACAGGAAGCCGAAGCGGTAGGTCGAGCCGATCGAGTCGGTCGAGACCGCGGCGACGGTGCCGACCGTGATCGTGTCGCTACCGCCGGAGACGTAGCCGGAGCTCAGGACGCGCGGCTGCGCGTCGAAGTTGCTGATGAGGGTCGAGAGGGTATTGACGACGGCCATGGTTGACTCCGGGTAGCGGTGGCTGCGGCGCTCTTAGCGCGTCCAGACCTGGGTGACGCGCGCCTCCTCGAGGCGGGTCGCACCGGCGGTCATGTACACGTAGGCCTGCCAGGGCTCCGACTGCAGGTCGTGCCGCTGGCTGATGTTGGTCGAGATGTCGTTCCAGAGGCCGAGATGCAGCCCCTCCTTCTGCCAGATGTGCGTCTTGAACGACACGCCGGCCTGGTCGTCCGTGCCGGTGAGCAGGCGCTGCGACCGGACCATGCTGATGCCGAGGAAACGCTTGACGCGCCCCTCTTCCAGCACCGGCTGGTCGTTGAAATCGCGGCTCACGACCTGGACCTCGGCCATGAGGTTGTCGAGCCCCTTGGCGTTCGTCACGCAGACGAGCCCGCTGTTGGGATCGCCCGGGTCACCCTCCTCGTCCGAGTAGGCCTCGTTCTGCTCGAGGATGAGCTTCGCCTGGCGCATCTTGGCGACCGTGAAGCCCGTGGGCGCGGTCGCACCCTGCTGGACGCTCACGATCTCGGCCGCCGGAAGGGTGGTCGCGTTCTGCCCCGAGACGCCCGTCTGCGCCGTGCCCGAGAGGGCGGCAATCAGGAGATCATCGAACTGGCGGTTCGCGGCGAAGTGCGCGTTGCGCACGAATTTGCCCTTCGGGTCGATGAGGAGACGCAGCTTGTCGAAGTTGTCGAAGAGCTGCGGCAGATCGTAGTCCGAGGGGTAGACCCAGCGCCGGTTGGTCGTCGCGTCCACGCGCTGCATCGGGCCGTAGCGCTGCGTGACCGGCTGCATGGCGACCGGGCCGACCTGCTCGATCGGGGAGCCGGCCTGGCCGACGTACCGCTCTTCGGTTGCCCAGGGGCGCAGACGCGAGGTTTTCTGCTGGACGAGCTCGTTCAGGTTCTTGGCGTACTGCTGAACGTAGAACGTGACGATGTTGGTTGACATGGAGCACAGCCTCGCGAATGGCGCTTAAAACACGCTGGTCTTGGATCGCGAGGGCCGTGTCCTTGCGGGGGCGCCTCTAGGCTCGGGAGCCCGACCTGGGCGGTGCTTTGCACCCGTCAGCGGGGGGAAGGTCCTTCCCGTGTCCGCATCCGTGAGCGGACCCTAGCGGGGTCCGCTGGCACATTCAAGGGGTCAGGCGGCGCGGGCCGCGCGGCGCTGTAGGGAAGCTGAAAAGCATCTTATGCGCCGCCGCCCGCAGTCGCGGTTGCTTTCCGATGCGGCGTGACTCACGACTAAAACGCCGTCCGCCTCGGTGGCGGCTACCACGCGAACACGGGGATATTCCTGGCACTCCTCGCCACACCGCTCGCAGCGCTCTCCGTCGAGCGGACAGAGGATGCGCCGCGGCGGTGTCTCGCTCACGTGGCGCGCGCCGCGCGCTCGAGCTGCTCGGTGCGCGCGGCCTGACCCTTCTGGTAGGGCATCCACTCGGCGAACGCGCCTTGGTAGCCCTGCCGCCAGGTGTCGAACTCCGGGTCGTCCTGCTTGAGCGGTACCTCGTGCAGGTTGAAGGGGTGGCCGTTCGCGTTCCAGCCGACCACGTTGATGTAGCTCGGGCCGCGCACGAAGGTGATGAGCGCCACCTCCGGCTGCGCGCGCGAGATGGCGCCGGGGCGGTCCCGGATCCACACGACGCGCCCCACGGTCGGCTCGATCACGCGGTGCCGTCCGTCGGAAGCGCGCCCTGCGGAAGCTCGGCCCCGGCCGTTGCCGGCTCCGCACTCTCGGGGGGCGAAGGCGCGGCTGTGAGCGGCACGGCAGCGGCCGGGGGCGGAGCGACAGGAGTCGGTCTCGCGACCGATGGGACGGCCGCCACGTCATACCATTGGCCGGGCCTGAAGTTGGCCGCCGCGATATCGTTGCCGAGTAGCAGACGGAGGAGGTGCTGCCCGAACGGACCACCCGCGGCCAGATCGACTTGGGTGTGGCCCTCCACGCGCGTCAGGCCGTTGCAGTAGAGGCGGACTATCATGGTGGCTCCCGTCGGTTAGTTGAGGCCTGGCGGCGGCGCCATGCCCTTCGCGATGATCTCGCCGAGCTGCTGGACCTCCTTCGAGAAGGTCTCGTTCCAGTCCCGGTCGCTGATCTGGTTCGAGGCGCGCATGGCCATGATCTCATTCACGCGCGCCTGCGCCTGCGCGGCGCCGCCCTCGAAGCCCCCGCGGGGGTTGCCGCCGTCGTTCCCGTGGCTGCGCGCCTCGGTGTTGCCGGCGCCGATCTTCCACATGGCGGTGAGGAAGTTGCCGGTCCCCATCATGCCCTCGAGGAGCCGGCGCTGCGTCTCGGGGAAGTCGCCCTGGACGCCGGCCTGCTGCGCGAGCCACTTCATGCCGCGGTCGGCGAGCGCCATGCGCTCCTGGTAGTTCGATCCCCACTCACGCTCGAGCTCGCGCAGCGCGAGCGTGCTCTGCTGGTCCTCCTGCGCGCGGTTCTCGGCCTCGAGGCGCTGCAGCGCTCGCTCGTAGCCCGCAGCGAGCCGCGGCGCCATGGCGGCCGGCACATCGGCCGCCAGCATCTCCTCCGCCATGTACTGACGGAAGTTCGGGTAAGGGTTGTTCGGGATGTCCGGGAGCTCGTACTTGTCGGGCGTCTCGGGCACACCGGTCAGCGTGCGCCACGCGGTGCGCGCCTGCTCGTCGATCACCGGCTGATTGGTTTTCGGGTCGAGGACCGGCTGCTGCGTCTTGGGGTCGAGCTTTGGGCCCGGGTAGCCCTTGCCCTGGCGCAGCGTGGCTGCTTCGCGCTCGAGGTCACGCGCCGTGCGCGCAAGGGTGAAGGTGTCGGGGTAGTTCTTGTTCGCCGCCCAGTCCCGGATCTCCTTCTGCTCGGGCTTGTCCCACGCGCTGAAGAACGGCTGATTGGCGGCGCCGGCACCCGGCGGGGTGCCGACGGCTGCACCAGGTGGAGTGCCAGCCGCGCCACCCGGCGACGGAGGCGTGCCAGCCGTACCTGCGGCATCTGCCATGGCCTTACCGGCGGGTGTTGACATCGCTCTCTCTCCATTCGATGGCGTCGTGGATCGCCTGCATCATCTCGCGCCGGCCCTCGGCGATGCCGGTGCGGTAGATGTCCGTGTGTCCGTTCGAGTCGAGCGCGAGGACGGGCTTGCCCCAGTGCGCGAACTTCTCGAGGTGCTCCAGCATAACGCTCCCCATCGGCGTGCGCTTATCCGGCGGCCCAAAAGTCGCGAGGAAGTAGTCGCGCAGCGTGCGCCGCTGGTTGAGGCGTGCCGCATCATCGACGGCGTTTAACTCCTCGTCGGTGAGGCCCGGTCGGCGAAGATCAGCCACAAGGATCGCCCACGGCTACCGCTAGCAGGCAGCGACTCGTGCCGGCCATGGAGCTCGCGCCTCTGGTTGGCATGGGTCACGGACGGGGCGAATTTCTTGCATACGTTGAACCCGGAGCCGGCGACAGTCCCTAGCCGGAGGAGCACTCGTTTTGCCACACCGAACGCCGCCGGCCCCAGGAGCGGGAGAGCCTAACCGTAAACCGCAGCGGTTGGCAACCTTCAGAGGAGCCCGAGCATCAGGAGGATGGCGGTGAGCTCCTCCTCGCGCGTGTCGGGCTGCGACGTGAGCGTCACCTTCACCGTCGGCGTGCGGCGGAGATTCGGCGGCGCACCGGGATAGTCCTGGTGATCCGGTGGCAGGGAGGTCATGAACGGGCTGGGCACCGGCGGCCCCTGGGGCATCGGACCCGTCAGGCGCTCGTGGCCCAGCCCCTCGCCCATGCGGCGCTCGGGGATGTAACCAGGCACGCCGCCAGACGGCGCGCTCGGCACCGGCGCAGGCGGTGCCGGGTTTACCGCGGCGAGCGTGCCCGCGGTGAACGTGGCGGCGGCGCCCGTCAGCGCCACGGTGACGGTGCCACCGCCCGCGTTGTAGGTGACCGTTCCGCTCGTGAAGGTCGCGCTCTGCCCCGTGACCGGCACGCGCGAGCTGGGCGCCAGGAGCCCGGTGGTAAGACCTGCGCGCGTGCCGAGGAGGGCGAGCGAGAGACCGGGGACGACCTGCCCCGTCGCGTAGGTGGCGCGCACGCCGGTCAGCGGGAGCTTGAGGGACGCGAGGAGAGAGCCCGGCGTGAAGGTCGCGCGCTGGCCGGTGAGCGCAACGGTGGAGCTCGTCGTCGCGGTCATCGTGCCGGCGGTGAAGGTGGCGCGCTGGCCGGTGAGCTGCTCGAAGTCCTTCTCGGCAAAGACGCCCGCGGTGCTCGTGATCGAGGCACCCGTGAGCGCATCCGCGTGCTTCGCGCCGAGCGTCCCAGCGTGAGAGGTGACTGCGGAGCCTGCGAGCGCCGCGGTGTTCTTGGGCACCAGCGTGCCGGCGCTGAACGTCGCGCGCTGCCCGGTGAGCGCTGCGGTGACCGTGGTGCTGACCGGCGCGCCCGCCCAGCGGCGCGAGGCGAACGTGCGGCGCGGCCCACGGC